AGTGCTTTTTCTTTTCCTAATCTTGATTTCTTTTCATCTTCTTTTACTATAGTTTTTTCAAATTCTTTTTGAGTTTGTTTTTCTATCTCCGCTTCTCTCTCAATAGATTTGGTGAGAAAAGAAACTTGATTTTCTAATATATTAATTCTTTTTACTAAAGATCCAGATGGTTCTGCTAATGGTTGAACTACTGGAGCTATTTTTGATGGTGCAACTTTAACTAATGCACCCGGTCTACCAAAAACTCTTTCAGAACTTATATTTCTTTTTCTAAAAATTGCCTTTCTTTGAGCAGGCGACAAGTATTCTCCAGTAGTAGGATCAACACCACTTAAAATTGCAGATTGTAAAATGTTTCGTTTAGATGCCACTACTTTGCTGTTGTTTTAGATTTTCTTCTTCAATATACTGTTGCAAGAGTGTAAGATAAATTTCCTTTTCCCAAGGAATCATATTTTCAAGTTCTGTCAAACTATATTTATGATGCTGCATCAAGGCAAAATTGATTTGATAGTATGACGCCAGATCAATATGCGCCATACTTACGCGAAAAAACTTGAAAGACCCTCAAGAACTACTTCACTTTCAACTTTAGTGTTTGGATTTTTAACTTTAATAGTATGAGAAAGTTTAGGCATGGTATCAAAGAACTTTTCAATTTCTTTGAATTGCTTAGAACTCAATTGCTCAATAAATTCCGAAAGTTCTTTTTTCGTACAATCAGATGCAGACCATGATTCTTCCTCATTATAAATCTGCTCTACACAAGATGAAATTAGTTCGAATGATTCATCAACACCAGCACCATCTTCAAGACTAAAATTAGTCTTAATAAACTGAGATAGTGAAGGATACTTCATTCTCATTCTGAGACTTTCGTCTAGAACAATATCTCTATTATGTTCTGGATTTGTTTCTACTTCAATTTCATCAAGATTAATAACTACAGGTACTTGTGTCTCACCATCATCGGGACAAGTGATCAATACCTCAACAGATTCACCAACAGACTTACCACGAATATTCAGGAACAGATACTCAATATCAAAAGTTGATAGATCATCAACCTTGATTCCTCTACTCAGAATACAATTACTAATTACAGTTTTAATTGCATTCGTAATCTGTTTTTGATCCTCAGATTCCATCGCAATGATAAGAATCTTCTCTTCCTTAACAAGAAATGGTCTATATCTTATCTTCTTTTTAATAGATGGAATTTCCAACTCATAAATTGGAGTATTAATCTTTGGTAAAGGCATGATGAACCTATAATAAAATCAGTTGTGATTATTTATTGTGTTTATTGAAGAGGTCCTATAAATTCTGTCGCTGACTTTATTCTACCTTCACGTCCAGCACGATACAACTCATCCAATGTCTGTTGAGAGTTTAATCCCCTTTCTTTTGGTGGTCCTAAGAACCTATCATTTGGTTCTTGTGATCCTTGAGAACTTTCTCCTTTATTGTTGTTAGTTTTTTGTGCGACGCTCTTGCTAGATGTCTTACCAGGAATATATCTCTCAAAGTTGAAGGATGCACTAACCTTTAGTGCCTGAGATCCTTCATATGATACTGGAGTAGATGAAAGATTGATCGGAAACATCCCGATAAAGGTATACTCAATCTCGTTTTTGTAATCCCTATCAAACTTAACTATTTTCGTTTGATTGCACTTATATCCACCATTCTGTCGATTCTTATCTTCATAGGGATATCTCATTCTATAAAAATATCCATCTTCAGTTTCTGATACACCAGATCCACTAGTAGCATACTCCATCCAGTGCTCTAAAAACTTTATCATCTTATATTCACGATCAACATAAAACTCAAGATCAAGCTGAGTAAAAATCCTAGTATGAACAAACTTTTCTGCTACTCCCATGAAGTTTCCAGCAACATCTGCTGTTGCGAGACTGCTTCCTGGGATAGAAGCAGAGGAACAAAGTAATCCAGCACTTTCTCCAATAAATCTAGTATCAACACCTCTTTGACCAAGATAAGAAGTCAGTTCACGAGACAATCCACCAAAGTAAACTTGATAGTGTGAAGATTGTGCTAAATTGGTGAATAGCGGTTTGAAGTCTGATATTTTCTTAGGACTAGGCACTCTAAATACCTTATACGAGTCTTACATTATTAGTTATTTAGATGTCATATAAGGGAAAGTTTAGTCCATCTTATCCAAAGAAGTATAAAGGAAATCCGACTAACATCATTTATAGATCTCTTTGGGAAAGAAAATTTATGGTTTACTGTGATTTGAGTGAAAATATTCTTGAGTGGGGAAGTGAAGAAATTGCTCTTCCATATCGTTCACCCATTGATAATAAGATTCATAGATATTTTCCAGACTTTTATATAAAGGTAAAAGAAAAGAACGGTCAGATTAAAAAATATATCATCGAGATCAAACCCAAGAAACAAACAGTCGAACCAAAAGTTCAAAAAAGAAAAACAAAAGGTTATATCTATGAAGTTTATGAGTATGCTAGAAACCAAGCAAAATGGAAAGCAGCACAAGAATTTTGTAAAGATCGTATGTGGGAGTTTAAAGTTCTAACAGAAGACGAATTAGGTATTAAGTAATGCCAAGAAAAACTCTTAAAGAGAGAAACCAACCAAATGATGCTAAGAATAATAGAATAAGACCTGTCCTCGATGACCTAATAGGAATTGAAGATCCAGATGATTTGATGCTTGAGATAATTGATAATCTCCAAGAAAGTGGTAAAGTTCCTCAGGTTGGAAAAGCTTACGTCTTTGTTTATAATGCTAAAACACCAAACTTAGAGTACGATCAAAATCCACTAGTAGTAGTTACTGATGTCTTTACTTGGGGATTCCGTGGAGTAAATTTCCATTGGAGAGAAAGAAGAAATTATACTTGGGATGAAGTTGCTGGTCAATTGTATGAAGTGAATAGAGAAGAACTTAAAGACTTACAAGCATTACCCTTCAAATCAAAAAGAATGCGCTAAATACTTAATAATGTAGGTTTCAATAAGAGATAATTAGATGGTTTTATCTCCAAGAGAAAGATCTTCTCAGATACAAAATAGGATAAGAAGTGTTGGAGGTAAAGATCCTGCTGGATCAAACCCTAGTGAGACTGCAGGATCAAACACTGCTGCAAATACCAACGGAACCTCCAACAAACCATCTCAAAATAATAAATCTGGAAAATTTAACTTAAGATATCCACTTAAGCAAATAGAAAAAAGTACAGACTATCTTGAAATACAAGTGAAAGAGTATATTGCTCCAAATTTTAATAGAGACTCCATAGCAAGACAACCAACATCATCTCAAAGTTTAAAAAATTCCAACATAGCAGGATTTATTTACTTACCAATACCACAAAACATCCAAGATACAAATGCTGTTGGATGGGGGGAAGATAGATTAAATAGCCTTGCTGCTTTTGGAATTGGTAAGGGTCAAGAATTTATTGAGTCTGGAAGTCTTCAGGGGATGCTTGATACCGTTATTAGTACTGGAAAAGCACTGGGAGATATTGCGGTAAGTGGTCAAGCACAAAACTTATCATCAGCATTTTTTTCATCAAAGGCAGTAAATCTTCTTGGTGCTAATACATCACTTGAAGGAATTTTAGCGAGATCTAGTGGTCAAATTTTAAATCCAAATACAGAACTCCTATTTAATGGTGTTAAATTAAGATCATTTAATTTTGAGTTTGATCTCGCACCAAGAAGTAAAGATGAAGCAGATACGATTAAACAAATAATTAGACAATTAAAAGTAAACATGGCTCCTAGCACAACAACGTCTGGAGATGAAAAAGGAATATTCATCAAATCACCAAGAGTTTTTCAGTTAACATACAAAACTGGACCCAATAAACACCAATTCTTGAATACATTTAAACCAATGGCTTTGGTTAATATGTCTGTAAACTATACTGGATCTGGAACTTATGCAACATATAGTGATGCAACACCAGTACATATGAAATTAGCACTTTCTTTCCAAGAACTGAATCCAGTTTATGCTGAAGATTATGATAAAGAAGGAAAAGAAGGAGTAGGATTCTAAAATGAATTATTTCAGAGAACTTCCAGACTTAGAATATCAATCACCATTAGAACATAAGACTTCATCGGACGAATATGTTCGTGTGAAGAATTTATTTCGTAGAATAAAACTTCGTGATGACCTTCAAAATGTTTTCACTCTGTTTAACAAATACGTAATAGAAGATGGAAAGAGACCAGAGGTTGTTGCTGAAGAATTATATGGTAAACAAAGTTTAGATTGGGTTGTTCTTATAACTGCTGGAATCACAAATGTTAGAGATCAATGGCCATTATCAGACTATCAAATTTACAGATACTCTGAAGAAAAATATGGTGAATATCTAAACGATATCCACCATTATGAGACAACAGAGGTTAAAGATTCTAGAAATAGAATTGTTTTACCAGCAGGAAAAGTAGTTGATAATACATTTACAATTCCAAATCCATCTGATCCAACAGCAACTCTAAATCCAGTTGCTGGAGTTAGTAACTATGATTATGAAGTTATCAAGAACAATAAGAAAAGAACAATATATGTTCTAAGGAGAGACTATTTGCAACAATACTTGAATGATTTTAGAAATATTATGGTTTATGATAAGTCTTCTCAGTACAAAGATAGTAAGTTGGTCAGAACTGAAAACTTAAACGTCACTCTTCCATAAGAGTTCTAGTTTCTTATCAAACATCATAACGTATCGGTGCTTGCGGGAGCGTTCTTTCCATTCTCCCTCGGCACCTTTTACTTTACCTCGTGAATGCTTGGTACCATCGGCATAATAGAAATCTTTTTTAGCGTCTGAAAGCCCACAATATTTAAAGTTACAAGCGCGATAGATTGTACCACCATGAAAGTCACTATCAGCGTAAGAAATGATTGCCCTAACTTTAGTGTCTCTGCGTAACTGTTTGATACATCTGGATACGAACCAGGAAGTAATGTTATATTCTGTTTGCTGAGTTGTAGGGTGGATACAAAGTCGTGAAAGTTCAAAGAGACCTTCTTGTTCATTTCTCGCTAAACCAAATGCTCCTTGTGCTATTTCTGGAACAGGGAGTCCAGTAAAAATACAGACTCCCTTGATACCACCGATATTCAGTGGACTGAAATCATTACTCTCATACAGACCGTAGTTGTATCCAGACTTAAAGGACTTCGAAAAGTCCTTAAGATAATGAAACCGCAGAAGTAACTCTGCGGCTTCGGATTTACTTACACGGTCTATTGTGTAATTAGACTTCACTCGTCGGCAAGGCGGGCGAAGTAAGACATTGCATCATCATCCTCATCTTCATCAGTAGAGG